GAAGGATGCCGCCACCGCACTGGGCTACAGCAACACAAACGATGCCATCAAGCGCCACTGCAAGGGGGTCGTGAAACGCTACCCCCTTGAAACCCCTGGCGGCACCCAGGAATTCGCGTTCATCTACGAGAGCGACCTCTACCGACTGATCATCGGCAGTAAGCTGCCCGCCGCGCGCCAGTTCGAATCCTGGGTCATGGACGAGGTTCTGCCCTCGATCCGAGAGCATGGCCTGTATATCACTGATCGGGTGATCGAGAAGATCCGTACGAATCCGAAGGCTCTGCTCGCCATGTTGCAGTCCTACGTGGAGGAGAAGGAACGCAACGAAGCCCTGGCGGCAGAGAACCTCCAGCAAGCCCAGCTGCTGCTCGAGGCACGTCCGAAGGTCACCTACTACGACATGGTGCTGCAATCCGAGAACCTGCTGACCACCACCGAGATCGCCAAGGACTACGGGCTCACGGCCCGCAAGCTCAACAAGCTCCTCCATGAGCTGGGTGTGCAGTTTAAGCAGTCTGGCCGCTGGTTCCTCTACGCCGCCCACGCTGAGGCCGGCTACGCCCAGTCCAAGACCTTCGTCTACGACGAGGAAACCGGCAAGACCAATACCCACCTGTACTGGACCCAGAAGGGCCGACTCTTTATCTACGAGACCCTCAAGCATGAGCGTGGTCTGCTGCCTTTGATAGAGCGTGAGGTGGCCGAGTGAACTCCACCGACTCGACTATCCCGCGTCTGAACGATTCGGGGTGTGCGGATCCGACTGTGTATGAGGTGCTCAAGCGTGAGCAGCGTGCCCAGTTCGGGTACCGCCCCTTGGCCTACATCTGCAGCCCATTTGCTGGGGATACCGAGGTGAATATTCGTCTGGCTCGCCGTATGCGCGCCGCAGCAGTTAGCCGCCGCCGTATTCCTATCGCGCCGCACCTGCTGTTCCCGCAGTTCTTGGATGACGCCAAGTCCGCCGAGCGGGAACTCGCCATGTTCATGGGCCGCATCGTGCTGTCCAAGTGCGAGGAGGTGTGGGTGTACGCCCCGCGCATCAGCCCTGGTATGCGCACTGAGGCCTGCTGGGCCCGCCACCTCAATATCCCTCTCCGTTTTCTAGATTCTTACTTCCGGGAGATCCAGCCATGACCACCTTCACCCTGTTCACCGCCACGACCAGCGGCCTGGCCTCGAACACCCACTACCCGAACAAGGCCACCATCACTGATGCGGCCGACCTGGAGGCAGCCGCCCGCTTTGACCATGTTGCTGCCGAATACCAGGGCAATCAGCGCTCCACCCACGGGTTTGTCACCTCGGACTGCCTGGTCATGGACATCGACAACGACCACTCCGAGATCCCCGATGAGTGGGTGACTCCGCAGGGCTTGGCAGACCTGCTGGCGAGCGTGGAGTTTATGACGGTCACGTCCCGCAACCACAACACCTCCAAGCACGGGACACCACCTCGGCCTCGCTTCCACGTCTACCTGCCCATCAGTCCGGTGACCGACCCAGCCGCCTACGCGGGATTGAAGAAGTCCCTGGCTGACCGCTTCGACTTCTTCGACGCTGGGGCCTTGGATGCGGCCCGTTTCCTCTACGGACACCCCGCCCCGCAGGTGGAAGCCTTCACCGGTTCAACGCTGGTCGACGAGTGGCTGACCCGCCAGGCTGAGGCAGATGCGTTCGCCGCGTTCGATGCTGCCACTCTCGCTATCGGGGAGGGCAGTCGTAATGCCACTCTGTCCCGTTTCGCCGGCCGGGTACTGATCCGTTACGGGGATACCGACCAGGCTCGTACCCTATTTGACCGCAAGGCCGCGCTGTGCGACCCACCCCTACCCACGCCGGAGCTGGAAGCGATCTGGCGTTCAGCCCTTCGGTTTGGTAAGAAAGTCGCCGAGAACCCGGACTACATCAGCCCAGATGCCTACGCCATGCTGACCGGGCTGTGCCCCGATGACTTTACTGATCTTGGGCAGGCCACCATCATGGCGATCAACTACCTCGACCAGGTCCGCTACAGCTCCGCCACCAAGTACCTCGCCTACGACGGTGGGGTGTGGCTGGAAAACGAGCAGGTCGCCCACCGGTTCTTCCAAGACCTCACCGAACGCCAACTCACCCAAGCCCGGGACAATCTCGCCAAGGCGAGAACTGTTGCCGCCGATACTGGTGCGCTGCAACTGCTGGCGTCGGCCTCCAAGGCGAAGGCACTGGCAGCGATGACCCCAGCCCAGCGTGACGCCTTCGAGAGGGTTGAACGCGCTGAAGCCTGGCTGGCATTCGTCTACAAATGCCGCTCCTCGCGCAGCATCCAGGCCGCCATGAAAGAAACCCAGCCCCTGGTGCTCATCGACCCAGGTGATCTGGACCAGGATCCCTACCTGCTGTGCACCCCGGGCGGCACCCTCGACCTGCGCGAAGGCGCATCATCCCTGCGTCCCAATCAGCCCGGAGATCTCATCACTCGGCAAACCAGCCTCGCACCCAGCAGCGAGGGCATGGACGTGTGGCTTGCCGCTCTCGAGGTCATATTCCAAGGCAACCGCGAGCTCATCGGCTACGTGCAGCGGATCTGCGGGCTGGCAGCGATCGGCAAAGTCATGGTCGAAGCCCTCATCATCGCCTACGGGGATGGTGCCAACGGCAAATCCACCTTCTGGAACACTATCGCCAGAGTGCTAGGTTCTTACGCCTCGTCCATCAATGCTGAGGTGCTCATCGCAGGCAAGAAGAACAGCGCGAAAAACGACATGGCCGAAACCCGTGGCCGCCGGCTCCTGATCGCCGCTGAAACTGAAGAAGGCAAACGCCTGTCCACTGCCTCTGCGAAGCAGCTGGCCTCCACGGACAAGATCGCGGCGGAGAAGAAGTTCAAAGACCCGTTCTCGTTCACCCCGTCCCACAGTCTCGTGCTGTACACGAATCATCTGCCCAAGGTCGGGGCCATGGACCACGGCATCTGGCGCAGGCTTATCGTCGTCCCCTTCGAGGCAAAAATCGAAGGCAACCGGGACGTGAAGAACTATGGGGATGTGCTCTTTGAGCAGACCGGTGGTGCCGTATTGGCCTGGATCATCGAAGGAGCCCGGCTCATCCACGCCGAGAACTACCAGCTCACCCCACCCGCCTGCGTGGTGGAAGCCACTGAGGCGTACAGAGAGTCGAATAACTGGTTTGCCCACTTCCTTGAGGAATGCTGCACCACAGGCCAGGGACTGATGACCCCCTCAGGCGAGTTCTACCAAACCTACCGAGCGTGGGCTCTGGCCAGTGGCGAGTATGTGCGTTCGACCCGTGACTTCTATGCAGCTCTCGAACGCGAGGGTATGCGAGCCCAGAAAGTCAGTGGGAAACGCATGGTGATCGGGGTGGAACTCAACGACGAGCACCAGGGTCTGTGACGGGTGCGTGGACAGTCGGGACAGTCATTTCTATACCCTCCCTATAGGAAGTATTTTTTACTTCTCTATATATAAGGTTGGGAAGTGGGTGGCCCGACTGTCCTTCCTCAGGAGAAGGACACGAACAGTGAGCGAAAAAGCCATCGAACAAGCACTCCGCCAAGCCATCCAAGCTGACGGAGGAATCTGCTGGAAGCTCGTCAGTCCCGGAGTGGACGGAGTCCCAGATCGGCTGTGCCTGAAAGCCGGACGAGCTGTCTTCGTTGAAGTCAAAGCCCCCGGCAAACGTCCCAGGCCACTACAGCAGCGTCGGATGAGACAACTGCGCGAGCGGGGCTTCACCTGCCTGGTCATCGACTCCATGAGCCAGATTGAGGAGGTGCGCCGTGCGCTATCAGCCTCATAACTACCAAGCTCAGGCCACGCGGTTTATTGAGGAGCACCCCGAGGCCGCGATCCTGCTCGGCAAGACGATCATTACCCTGACCGCCATCTGGGGCCTCCTGCTGGACACCTTCGAAGCCCGCAGGGTTCTTGTGATTGCGCCGCTGCGAGTGGCGAGGGATACCTGGCCGACAGAAGTACTCAAGTGGGATCACCTGGATGGGCTGACCGTTGCGGTCGCTGTCGGTACAAGACAGCAGCGCCTCAACGCCTTGGCCGCGGGGGCGATGGTGACCGTCATCAACCGGGAGAACATCCCCTGGCTGGTGAAAACCCTCGGTGGTCAGTGGCCGTTTGACATGGTCGTCATCGACGAACTCAGCTCCTTCAAGAACCACAAGGCAGCCCGCTTCAAAGCCCTGAGCTCCGTGCGTCCCCATATTCACCGGATCGTAGGACTGACCGGCACCCCAGCCGCCAACGGCCTGGAGGATTTGTGGGCCCAGTTCAAGCTGCTAGATGGTGGTGAGCGTCTTGGCCGCTACATCACCCGCTACCGGGAACGCTGGTTCACCCCAGACCGCCGTAATGGCATGCAGGTGTTCTCCTACAAGCCCCGACCCGGTGCCGAGGCCGAGATCTACGAGGCGATCGGCGACATCACCCTGTCAATGAAAACCACCGACTACCTGGACTTGCCAGAGCTCACCATCACCACCGTGCCCGTCGAACTCAACCCCAAAGAACGCAACGTGTATGAGCGCATGGTGCGAGACATGGTTGTCGACCTTGACGGCGTGGTCGTTGATGCGGCGAACGCCGCGGCCCTGTCCGGCAAACTCCTGCAGCTAGCCTCCGGTGCCGTCTACAACGAAACCGGCCAGACCATCGAGGTACATGAACGCAAACTCGACGCGTTGGAAGACCTTCTTGAGGCCGTGAACGGGCAGAGCCTGCTGGTGGCCTACTGGCACAAACACGATGCCGCCCGTATCCAGGCCTGCTTCCCACAAGCCCGACAGCTGCAGACCACCGATGACTTCGAGGCGTGGAATGCCGGCGAGGTGCCGCTGGCGCTGATCCACCCAGCCTCAGCTGGGCACGGCCTGAACCTGCAGTCCGGCGGCCACCTACTCGTCTGGTTCAGCCTCACCTGGAGCTTGGAGCTCTACCAGCAGACCAACGCGAGGCTTCACCGGCAAGCCCAGACTCAGCCGGTCACCATCACCCACCTGACCGCAAAGAACACCATCGACGAGCAAGTTCTCGCAGCCCTCGAGGCGAAAGACACCACCCAAACCCGCCTGATCGACGCGGTCGTCGCGACCCTGACCCCGGAAAGGAAGTAACCCTATGCACGTGATGAGCAAGTACCTCGACACCTACAAGGCCACCCTGGCAGCACTCGAGGACTACGCCTCAATGCAGCACATCCTGGAGGCCACCGACCAGGCCATCAAAGACACCTACGATCAACTCACCACGGTGAGTTCGCAGCGTCTGGACGGGATGCCGCACGCACCCAACCCGAGAGCTGGTGAGGACCGGATCGCCTCCACCTTAGACAGGATGGACGCATACCGAGAGCGATACGCCCAGGCAAGGGAATACATGGACTGGTTCCTGCCTGCCTGGGGAGTACTTTCCGAGGATGACCGGTTCGTACTGGACACGTTCTTCTTCGCCGCCGACAAGGTTTCCCAGGAGGAACGGATCCGGGCAATCGCAGATCACTTTTACATCGAACGCTCCACCGCCCACACCAGAAAGTCTCGGGCAGTAGGGCGACTGGCGAAAGCCTTGTTTGGGTAGGCCGGACGCACCCAAGCGTTAGCGGGTATCGCGAAGTCCAGATGATTTTGGCCTTTGCCTCTCATACGGTGGTAAGTGGTTCAAACTACGACAAGCCCCCAACGCCCCCGGCGTGTTGGGGGCTTCACCATGCATAGAAGAGGTGGCGGCCGTGCCGTACAAGCCGAAGACTCCGTGCCGGTATCCCGGCTGCCCCAAGCTGAGCGCCGAGCGGTTCTGCCCCCAGCACACCCAAGTAGAAGATCAGCGCTACCGCCGCTACCAGCGTGACCCGGAGATCAACCGACGCTACGGCACGGTCTGGAGAAAGATCCGTACTCGCTACCTGGACGCCCACACACTGTGTGAAGACTGCCTGAAAGCCGGGCACACCACACCAGCGCTGGAGGTTCACCACGTCGTGCCGCTCTCACACGGTGGCAGCCACGACGTGTCCAACCTGCGGGCCTTGTGCAAACCCTGCCACTCACGCCAGTCCGCTCGTGATGGTGACCGGTGGAGAAACGCATCTCAGGTGTTTACCTATCACGAGAACGTGCATACCAAGGCTTGACCCAAAGGCCTATTGGCGAAACATCTTAGACCTTGACTTCCAAATGCTTGCCCCATTTCTAATGTGGTCGCCGTTGGGGAAAACAATCGCTTCCGCAGGCAAAACATGCGTGCGGTAAATCATGAAGGAGGAACATTATGACCTATCCGAACACATCAATCACTGTCGATGGCCTGTGGGGGCCCGAAACGATCTACGCCTTTCAAGTATGGGCCAGACGACGCAACTGGTACCCCAGTAGCTATCTGCTTGATGGGGTAGAAGGCCACGGAACCCGCACGGCGATCCAGCGCTGGCTCAAAGCCGAAGGATATTACTCTGGCGAAATTGATGGGATCATCGGCTCGCTCACAATGGACGCGATGCGCCGCAGTCTAGACGCCAAGGTCGACTGGAGCTTCACCGTGTATGACAGGAACGGCAAAGTTATCGGAAGGCACGATGGAAAACTCAAGAAAGCCTCGTCCTTCCCTCACCCAGACTACGTTGCCAAGCTTCAAACATACCTGAATCGAGTGCGTTAACCGCCATGAGTGGACTCACCGAACACACTCGCGTGGACAACGGTAGCGAAGCAGTTGCTACCCATACAGATCAGTAACAAGAAATGCTGCAAGCCCAATACGGCATTACCCCTCAGACTCCGTCACCCTGGCGGAGTCTTTTCATTCCCGGGATTACCCCGCTTATTGAAAGGAAAATCATGACAGACCAGATGGTTCTTGCTACCCAGAAATGGCTGAACACAACCTATGGAACCCATCCGGAGTTCAAAGGCCCGATCCCCGAAGACGGCCGGACGGGATGGGGCACGATCAATGCACTCATCCGCGCACTACAGATCGAGCTTGGTATTACCCAGACCGCGAACAACTTTGGCCCAGGAACTCAGTCAAGGTTCACCGCCCGTTGGCCGCAAGGTATCCACCAGCAGGCTGATGGGGACAAGAGCACCAACAACGTGTATGCCATCATCCAAGGGGCCTTGTGGTGCAAGGGGTACTCAACTGGCAACCAGATCAGTACCCATTTCTACGGTGGAACTGGGGGTGCAATCAAGGCACTCAAGGAAGACATGGGATTCGGCGGAGACTCGACAGTTGACCTGGAAATCATGAAAGCACTGCTATCGATGAAGCAGTTTGTTCTGCTTCACCGCTATGGCGGCACCACCAAGATTCGAAACATCCAACAAGCCATTAACCGTGATCACCGCGCTTACACGGGTATCGTACCAACGGATGGGCTCTATGGGCGCGAGATGAACACTGCACTGATCCAGGTCCTGCAGAAGTTTGAAGGCTACAGCCCCGACGACGCAACAGGTAACTTCGGGGCCGGTACGCGCAGCAAGCTCAAGACGATTTCTCAGTCAACCGCATCGAGTAACCCTAACTGGGTATGGCTCGCCACGGCAGCGTTCATCTGTAACGGATACGGAGAAAACACCCGAACCTCCTGGGATCCGAGCTTTAAGAGCACGATCGAACAATTCCAGAAGGACTACGCCCTGCCCGTCACCGATGTCATCGATCCCACTACGTGGATGAGCCTACTGACCAGTAAAGGTGACCCAAACCGGCCTTGCGTCGCCTGTGATACTCGCTTCGAGATCACCGATGAGCTTCTCGGACATCTCAAAGCTGATGGTTACAAGATCGTAGGCCGCTACCTAACCGAACCAGGTCAGGAAGATAAAGACCCTGCTGATTACTTCAAAGCGATCCGTCCTGGCGAGCTGGAACGCATCACCGCTGGAGGTTTGAAGTTTTTCCCGATTTTCCAGGAATACGGCCATCTTCTGAAATACTTCACCCCCGAAAACGGGGCAGCTCACGCAAAGAAGGCCCGCGAGGCAGCGCAACGACTAGGGATTCCCAGCACGTTCATCTTTTTCGCTGTGGACTTTGACGCGACTGACGACCAGGTCACAACGCACATCATGCCCTATTTCCGAGCAGTCCGTGACAGCCTCGGCAGTGGGTACCGAGTAGGCATCTACGCGTCCCGCAACATCTGTACCCGGGTCATCGAGGCGGGCTACGCCGGCACTGCTTTCGTTTCTGACATGTCCACAGGTTTTTCAGGAAACCTCGGCTTCTCAATCCCGAAGGATTGGACTTACGACCAGTTCACCGAGATTTCCGGATATCGAGGCAAGTGGGATCTGGACAAAGTCGCCTATTCCAACGCCTGGCCAGCGGTGTCCTACGTGTCCCCACAGACCGTAGAAGATCCTAACCCCAACACTGCAACCGACTATGAGAAGCTCTCGCCGATTGACCTGATCTGGCATCTAGAAAAACGCTTCGACGAACTTCGCAAGGACAATAAAGTCGGACGCGACTATATTTCAACCTCCCATGGAGATGTCGTTACCGTCGAGGTTTCTACATGGCGCGCTATCTTGAACTACCTGTCGAAGGAATACCTTGCAGAAGGCGGTTCCGGTTCCACATTCCAATGGACAGTGGCAGCTGAACCCTGGCGAGGCGCTGATGCCAGCGTGTTGGAAAATGATCCGATTGCTAAGAAGATCATTGCAGCTTGGCAACGCTGGTGCGGTGATCGTAAACAGCACCTGATCGACGTTGCTGGGGGCGAAGTAGACATGCCTCACATGGCAGTCACCACGCTCGGATACCTCAACACCAACGTGGTTCCAGACCGTTGGACTGGATGGGCAGGCGATCTTGCCACAGCAATGGGTGAACTACAGAAACTCAAGAACTGGAACAAAGATCGCCAGGTTAATCTAGACAGAGCAGCACGCGGTCTTGTCGGCCAAAAAGACGACTACCTTAGTGATCCTGGGCTCAGCGGGTACACGCTTTACAAAGATGGTGATCATATCCGTAACACCTGCAACTATGCAGACATGTGCTCAGACGGCGATGCGATTGTTTTTGCTCGTGAACTACCCAAGCAGAATGAACATACTCACATCCTGTCTAACTTCCTGGGCAGTTACTACACCGATAAGGCGCGCCTGGCTAACCGCTTCAAGGAAATCGCATGGAGTGTAGGTGCCAAACAAGAAGGGAACGCAGCTACCGAGTTCGAGGATAATACGACATGGAGTGACGCAATATTTCGTGATCTGCTTGCATCTGGAGATCCGGATTCAGACGTGACAACCGCCTGCTGCAAAGCGCTAGCTAGCTTCATCTTTAGCCGCTAACTACTGCACCTTTGTTGTGGCGACTTTAATCTTTATTAAGGTCGCCACAACAGTCACAACAAAAGGAATTACAGTTACAAGAATGGCCGAAAAAGTGAAATACTGGTTCTCCCAAAAGGCGAAGTACGCTAATCGGCTGATTGGAATACATAAAAACAGTATCACGCCAGCTACAATCAAGGCAGGAAGGTTCCCCCTTGATAACTCTTCTTGTCTGATGCTCATTGCTGCCAGTACCGGGGCTAGGATGAAATACATAAGTATAGGAAGCCCGAGCTGAATCATCCTTCCTATCGATCCAGCAGAGAAATGTAGCAGCCGCAGCGGAATCACTGACACCAGCATAAGAATTATATAAACCAGGCTGGGCCTTAAAGCGATAGGCACCCTTCCGAGGGTTGCTTTGATGCCAATGATGCTGCTTTTAATTAATAAAATCACGTTTTTCTTCCTTCACCTGGCTCCCTTGTCTTTCATTACGAAAGTTTATTGCTTACGGTAGCAGATTTCCCACATCCAAGCTATGGGTAGGGACGGTCGGATCTCTACCGGTTTTGGGTTCCTCAGCGGGCGGGGCCAACCGCGCGCAAAAACACCGATTCAAACGCGGCATTGACCCCTTTCGCCCTTCACGCCGGGGCACAACGCCCTGGGAAGGAGGCGAGGCGCGTGGCTAAAGACGGAACCAACCGGGGCGGCAGGCGCGTGCGCGCAGGCGCGAAACCTGACCAACTCAAGGACAAGCTCGAGGCCGGAAAGCCCGCCTCCCGCCTGCTTGAACCCGCAGACCTCGACCCCTTCGGTTTGGAGGGCGGTGACGTGGGCGATGGTGCGTTGCTTGAGGGTGAGACCATGCCGGAGCCGTCGGCCTACCTGTCCGCGACCCAGCGTGACGGGCAGCCGCTGTTGGCTGGGGAGCTCTACCGGGAGACCTGGGCGTGGCTGGACGCGCGCGGGGTCGCCTCGTTTGTGTCTCCGCGCCTGATTGAGGCTTACGCGCAGGCGTTTGCCCGCTACATCCAGTGCGAGGAAGCAATCAGCAAGTTCGGCCTGCTGGGCAAGCACCCCACCACGGGTGCCGCGATCGCCTCCCAGTTCGGCAAGAACGCCACCGACGCTGACGCCCTGACCGCCCGCAACCAGGTGCTCGGCAAAGAGATCGAGGCCCAGCGCTCCAAAATCCAGGCCCTGAAGGCCGCACTGGATAACGCGTCTGCGTCCTTCGGGCAGTCAGATTCTCGCACCCAGAATTGGCGGATCCAGCTCAACAACGCCACCGCCACGCTCAACGATATGGAGCGCAAACTTTCCGAGAACACTACTAAGATCGACCAGCTCACCACCGCGGCAGGCTCCAGTGAGGGTGAGCTCAAGGACGCGGCCAGTGGTGCGGACAAGCTCTCCCGCGAGGTCGACGAACTCGGCGGCGAGCTCGACGACACCTCGGGCAAGACCCGCATCTTCGGTGATGTCCTGAAAGCCAACCTTGCTGCTGAGGCGATCATCGGCGGGGTCAAAGCTATTGGCGGGGCTATCGCCGGGATTGGTCGTGGGTTTGCCCAGGCCATGAAGGACGGTGTTGCCTACAACGCCTCGATGGAGCAGCACACCACGAGCTTTACCACCATGCTGGGCGACCAGGCCAAGGCCCAGAAGCTGGTCAACGATCTGAAGGTCACGGCTGCCAAGACTCCGTTTGGGATGGAGGATCTAGCCAAAAACAGCCAAACGTTGATGGCCTTCGGTATCAGCGCGGATGAGGCAAAGCTGCGCCTAGGCCAGCTCGGCGACATCTCCCAGGGCGATGCCCAAAAGCTTGAATCCCTCACCCTCGCCTTTGCACAGGTCTCTAGTGCAGTGCCGGCAAGCTATCTGGCCAGGATCTGCTGCAGATGATCAACGCCGGGTTCAACCCCCTGCAGGAGATGGCCAAGAAGACCGGGAAGAGTGTCGGTGAGCTTAAAGAGGAGATGGAAAAGGACGCGATCAGCGCCGACATGGTCGCAGACGCCTTCGCCTCGGCGACGGCGGAGGGTGGCCAGTTTTATGGGGCGATGGAAGCCCAGTCCAAAACCTTTAGCGGCCAGATGTCGACCTTGCAGGATGGGGTCGCGGACCTGAAGGGCGCGCTGGCTGGTGGCTTGTCCTCACTGTTGGCCTCCACCACTTTGCCGGCGGTGAACTCCTGGGTCGATGCCCTTACGACTGGTTTCGAGACAGGCGGCGTGGCTGGCCTACTCCAGGCCCTGGGCACGGTGGTGGAGCAAGCCACCCAGTTCCTCGTCACCGAGGTTCCCAAGATCGGGGTGGAGCTACTCAAAACACTGGACACCTTCGTCCAATCCCTGTCGACCATGGGACCGAGCATCGCCACCCTGGCCTCCACCGTTGTCACCACCGTGATCGGCGAGATCTTAAATCTTCTACCGGGGCTGCTTGATGTGTGGGGGTGCAGATCCTCACCGCTCTGATCGACGGTATCGGCCAGGGCCTTCCCAGCCTGCTGGTCGGCATGGCCGAGGTGCTTGCCGCCATGGTGCAGGTGCTGGCAGACAACCTGCCGATGATCCTTGCCGCAGCCCTGCAGCTGATCACGGGCTTGGCCCAGGGGTTGATCCAAGCCCTGCCGGTACTCATTGAGGCACTACCGACAATTATTCAGGCACTGGTGGACTTCATCATCGCCGCGATCCCCATGATCATCGATGCCGGTATCCAACTGCTGACCAGCATTGTCACGGCGCTGCCGACGATCATTGAGGCGATTGTGGCAGCCCTGCCACAGATCATCACCAGCATCGTGACCGGGATCTTGACTGCTATCCCGCAGCTCATCGACGCCGGCATCCGCCTGCTGACCTCCCTGATCACGGCTCTGCCGCAGATTATCTCTGCAATCGTGGGTGGCCTGGCCTCGGGCTACGGGCAGCTCGCGGACGTGGGAATGAACCTGGTGCGCGGCCTATGGAACGGGATCCAATCCCTGGCCGGCTGGTTGTGGAACAAGGTCGCCTCCAGGTGTGCCTCCATTTGGGGCGGGATCACCAACTACTTCGGGATCCACTCACCCTCGAAGCAAATGGCCTGGATTGGCGACATGCTCACCCGGGGCCTTGCCGGAGGCATCACTGCTACCGGGGCACGTGCGGTGGATGCAGCCCAGGCCATGGCAGGAGACGTCACCGACACCCTGGCCGGTCTTACCGGCGGGGTGACCATCCCCGTTGCCGTGACACCCGAGGGCAGTCCGGCAACCCTCGCCACCTGACCGTCTGGTGTTGGCTCTGGTGGTGGTGTGAATGTTGAAGCTATCGCCACCCAAGCCGCCCAGGCGGTAATCGACCGACTCGATATCCAGGTACACCTCAATGACGGCACGCTGGTGGGCCGCCTGGCACCCCTGATGGATAAAGCAATCGCAGGCCGGGCACGCGCCTCAACCCTGCTACCCGTATAAAGGAGGCGAACTGTATGCGCTCGTTTATCCTCGGCACCTTCAACTCACTGACCACCGGGTGCCGCATCCAGGGCCCGCTCCAAAGTCCTGGCCATGACCACCACGGCCGCCCAGTCACTGGCGGAGAGCGAGTTGGAGCTCGCCCGCGAGCACGCCATCTGCGATACGACCGGCACACCCCAAGTCGACGGCGACGGCCATATTCGCTTTGACACTCCTGAGCAGGCGGCCGCCTTCATCCAGGCCAGGGGCGTGCTGTTATCGGAGAGGGCGGAGCTTTCCGGCCCGTCGTACACCACCATGGCGCACACCCTCTACGAGGCACTCACCGCGCTCACCCAGCCATTCTCGGGTGATGAGGCTGCCGCCTACGACCACCTGTGTGACGCCCTGGAAGCACACCTAGCCATCACCACCGAGCAGGAGGTGACCGGCGATGAGTGACACCACCGACCCACTGAGCTCTGCGAGCGAAGCCCTGGGTGCAGCGCTTTCGGTGCTCATCGAACCCGACCACGACACCACACCCATCCCAGCGGCAGACCCGGTACCGGTTGACCTGCCGTTGCCGCAGGCCAGCACAGGCTCGGTGGATGTGGCCTGGGAAGTCCTCGATGTCCTCACCGGCCCAGACGGGTTGCTCTAACACCACACAGAAAGGAGAGGCCCATGCGCACTGCCTGGACTGTTTCACACACACTATTCACCACGATTGGAGGCATTGTGGGCTGGTTTCTCGGAGGCACGGACGGCTTCCTGCTCGCCCTGGTCACCCTGGTGGCCATCGACTATGCAACCGGTGTGATCGCCGCCTTCGCCACCGGAGAGCTCTCCAGCTCGGTGGGGTTTAAGGGGATCGCCCGCAAGGTCATGATCTTCGCCCTGGTGGGCCTAGCCAACATCCTCGACGTCCACGTCCTGGGTGAAGGAGGAGTCCTGCGGACAACCACGATCTTCTTCTACCTGGCCAACGAAGGCATGTCGATCGTGGAAAACGCTGCCCGTATCGGGCTTCCCGTCCCAGACAAGCTCCGCGACGCCCTGGCCACCATCACCCAGCACCCGGTCCGGGGCAGGCATGTCTACGACGGGCCACTAGCGACGGACCATGTTGATGATCCGCCACCGATCCCACCCGGGAATAGTGACACCCCCGAGTCCATCCAGCCGCCGCGCAGTTCTGCCGGCGGCTTTCTTGTACCCGACAACACTTCCAAGGAGACACCATGAGCTACCAGCAGTCTTTCATCCCCGCCAACCCGTCGAACTACACCAAGGGTCGTGGCGGTAAGCGCATCACCACCATCGTTATCCACCACTGGGACGACCCCGCGAAGAACCCGCAACTGTCCGGGGTGATCGCCACCTTCCAAAACCCCGGCCGAGGAGCGTCCGCGCATTTCGTGGTCGAAGCAGGCCGGGTGGTGCAGATGGTGGACCTGGCTAACACCGCCTGGCATGCCGGCAACTGGCCGATCAACCAGTGCTCGATCGGCATCGAGTGCAACCCGCGCTGCTCGGATGCCGACAAGGCAACCATCGGCGAGCTGATCCGAAACCTGCAGGCCACCTACAGGCCGCTCAAGATCATCGGCCACAAGGACGCTTCATCCACCGCTTGTCCTGGCCGCTACTATCCGCCCGCCAGCGTGCTTGGCCCCTACATCACCGGCGGCGGCAGCCCGGCTGCTCCCGCACCCAGTGTGGGCGGGGACATTGAGGCCCTCGCTCAGGCGGTCATCTGCGGCGAGTACGGCAATGGTGAGGACCGCAAGGCCCGCCTAGGACACCTGTATGACGCAGTCCAGGCCAGGGTGAACGCCAAGCTCAGTGGCAGCGCCCCTGCTCCTGCGCCGGGTCCGAACTTGGATGCCCTGGCGGACGCGGTGATCCGCGGAGACTACGGAAACGGGGCTGAGCGCCGCAACCGGCTGGGCCATCTCTACGACGCCGTTCAGGCGATCGTCAACCGCAAGCTGTCCTGATCTCTAGCCTTTTCTGGCACTGCGCCCCTGCCCACCAACACCGGTAGGTGGGGGCGTTTTTGCCGTCTCCGGGGGTTATCACCACCAACCTGCCGCCGCCTAGAGCGTGGCAGCACCCCGCTGCCCGTGAAGGCAACGCGTCATGTCCGGTTTACGTGCCGGCCAAGGACGCATGGGTGAAAGGACGGTGACAAGACCATGGAGCCACACGTGCAGCGAAAGATCATAACGCTTCGGGAAGGAGGAGCCAGCTTCGGGCAGATCGCAGCAATAACCGGGGTTGGGCGAGAGACGATCAAGTCATGGTGCAGGCGCAACAGCATCACCCCACACGCCAGACGCACACCCACAGATGGGGTCTGCGAGCACTGCGGACAAGCTATTAACCAGCCTCGGCGTGGGCAGAGGTTTTGCAGCCGGCCCTGCCGCATGTCCTGGTGGCACACCCACCCGATGATGCTGGAGCGGCGCGCCATCACTACCCACACCTGCGCCGGCTGCGGGGCCACCTTCGAGGCGTATGGCAACAAGCACCGCAAGTACTGCACGCACGCCTGCTATATCCGCACCCGTTTTGGAACCCGAGGCGGACGCCCATGACCAGCCACACCACGGGCGCGTGCTGGCGGGCAGAAACCCAGACGGCAGCAGACCTGGACTTCCTAGATGCCCTTGCCTCCCGAGGGCTACTGACCCTCAGTCAGGTACGCGCCATTCACCGTCAGCTCGCCGCCTCCTGGGATGGGACCAGGGTGGGGTTTACCCGCGCCAGGACTTGATAAACCTTGCCTGTAGAGCGTTCATGTCACACACGAGACCACCACCGGCGAGACCCACGCGGGCAGAAAGGAGCAGTAGATGAGCCCAGATTTTAAGACCATCACACCACGACGCACACCCACCAGCCGTATCCGCGTGGCCGCCTACTGCCGGGTCTCAACCATGTCGGAGACCCAAGCAGGATCCCTCGCCGCCCAAGTCTCGGCCTACTCCAAGCTCATCTGCTCCAACCCTGCCTGGCAGTTCGCCGGGATCTACACCGACCAAGGCATCTCAGGAACCGCCAGCAACAGGCCCGGGTTTGCCGACATGATGGACCACGCCAGAGCCGGCGACTTCCAGATCCTGCTGGTCAAGTCCATCTCCCGTCTAGCCCACAACACCGTCGACCTGCTCTCATGCGTGCGCGAGCTCGCCACGCTCGGGGTGGCGGTACGGTTCGAGAGAGAAAACATTGACACCTCCAGCGCGGAAGGTGAGCTCATGCTCACCCTGTTGGCCTCCTTCGCCCAGGAAGAATCCCGCTCCATCTCCGAGAACGTCACCTGGGGACACCGCAGGCGTTTTGCGGAAGGCAAAGTCATGGTGCCCTATGCCTCCCTGCTGAGCTACAAGAAAGGCGATGACGGGGGCCTGGCTGTTGATGAAGACCAGGCTAGGATCGTGCGACGCATCTACCGGGAATACCTGGCAGGGCACTCACCCAAAACCATCGCTGCACACCTCACCAAGGATGGTATCCCTACGCCCTTGGGGAAGAAGACCTGGTCCGTGTCCACCATCAACTCGATCCTGCGCAACGAAAAATACAAGGGCGATGCTCTGCTGCAGAAAACTTTCACCGTGGACTTCCTGACGAAAACAACCAAACGCAACGAAGGAGAAATACCTCAGTACTACGTGACCGGTAACCACGAGGCCATCATTGCCCCGACCGTGTGGGACCAAGTCCAGCACGAGCTGGCTAGGCGCTCTGGCAGTTCACGCTCCTTGAGACTATTTCTGTACTTATTCCGGTAATTGTGTTTAGCGTGCAGAGTCTGGTCGGAATTATATGGATGTACAAGGCGAGCTATAACTCCGATCCATCACAAAAACCAGAGTAGAACCAGTGAGTTCTCTACACCTGTGCGCAGCTTATGGCGACGACGCCGTTCCCCTAGCAGGTTGACAATACCCTCCCGTAGCAGGTTGACAATGCCCCTGACTGGCTCGACGCCGTCGCCAACTCCCACCCCTAGAACCTGGCCCGCCGCTCAGACTGTGCTCCCCACATTTTCACCAAAATCTGAAAAATTCCCGCAAAAGCAGCTACCATATTTTTAACCTAGATCACAAAGACGTTAGTGCTGCGAGCTGACGCAGGCAGACCTACCCAGCACCGCAGCTACTGGTTACGAGTTTTGGTATGACACAAATTGCTGCTCTTAGTGGTGTAGATAAGGCTTTCGGCGATCGCCTGGTTTTATCGATTGATTCATTGACGCTTGAAACCGGTCAGGTTGTAGCCCTGATTGGCCCAAATGGTGCCGGCAAGACAACACTGCTACGCATCATTAGTGGGCTATGGGTACCAACCCGAGCTAAGCGTTTAGAGGTTCTTGGCGCTGATCTACTCAAGCCTTTACCCAGAAAAAAGTCCAAGCAGTGGAGTCAACAGCTGGGTTTTGCCAGTAATTCAAGCCAACTGTTTGGCCTGTTAACAGTGCGAGAGAACCTGGAGTATGTCTGCCGCCTGTACGGCGTCCACAAGGCACAGCGGGCTGAGCGGATCAACCGTTCTATGGAGCTTTGTAATGTGGCTGATCGCAGTGGGGATCAGGTGTGGACTTTGTCGACAGGACTTAAGCAGCGCGTCAACATTGCCCGAGCCATGGTCACCAACCCGAAGCTCATTTTCCTTGATGAACCCACTTCTGGTTTAGACCCACTGGCAGCAAATGACGTGTACGGGGTAATACGGCGTCTGCAAAACAGTGGAGTAACCGTGCTGCTGAGCACCCACATCATGACTGAGGTTAATGATCTATGCGATCGGGTGCTGTTTCTATCTAAGGGCCGCATAATGGCTGACGCCTCGCCTGAGCAGTTACGTATGCGTGCTGGAGAGGTGGTTTACCAGCTACAAGTACCAACTAGTCAGAAGCAGAGCGTTATTACTCGCTTAAATGATGAGCTTGGGGCGCGCACCATTATTCGCCAGGACGACGGAGTGGAAGTTGACGTGCTTGCTTTTGGTTTATCCAACTCGAATCTGCTTGACCAGATGGGGCTAACTTACACTCGCCGGGACGCTCAGCTTGCTGATACTTTCTGGCTTTTGGGCGGTGCTGAGTGA